TCCTTGTCGGGTTTATTTCAAGATATTTACGAAAATACAAAAACAAATAAGACTCAATTAGAAGTTCTTATGAAAGAGGTTGTTGGTTTTATAAAAGATGGAGATACTGCAGTGCAGATTATCCCTATGTTAAAAGAATATTTAGAAATCAACGTTAAAAATGATGACCAATTAGTAAAGGTAGCTGCTATAGTACAACGTATAATAGCCGCTGAAAGTAAGGGTAGTTCTGAAGAAGAGTTTGGTTTATCGGATGCTGAAAAAGAACAACTGCTAGGTGCGATAGAAGATGCTGCTACAGACTTACAGAGTCATTCAGATGAAATAACAGACGACATTAAAAGGATTGAAAATTAATGCCATTTTTTAGACGCAGAGGAACAAGAAAAAGACACATAGATAAAACTGGTTTTACTAGCTATGATGATGTTTACGCTATCATAAAAGACAATGTAGAAGATGTTGAATATCACCAAATAGAACCGGCTATAGTTTTAAGTGTGTTACTAGATCCAAAAGACTTTCCAACTATAAAAGGACCAAATGGTAATCCTATTCCAGACTATTCATTTTATGGGACAATAAAAGCTAGATTTGCAGAAAGTCAAAAGGAAGGGGATGAAATACCAGGATTTATAAAACCTTTGTCTCCTCATATTATAGCTTATCCACTTATAGATGAGGCTGTAAATATTGCAACTCACGGGGGACAATTGTATTACTATCAACCATTAAATTTAAGAAATAAAATAAATATGAATTTAGCAGGTGGTAAAAAAGGTGATGGTAAAGTTACAGAGGGTGGAACTGAATATAACAGAGCAATACATTCTGAACACGGTGATGTAACTATAAATGGTAGATTTGGTAATGGTGTAAAGTTTGGAAGTGATCCATCTTATCAATATCCTGATATCAAATTTACAAACAGACAAGCAGTTTTACCTGTTCAAAAAGTAGATGATTATGTAACACACCCACAAGGAATAAATACAGATGGTTCTTCTATATTTGTTACCTCAGGTCCTCTGAGAAAAGAAGACCAACTAATTCCAGCTGCTGTAAGTTTATCTATTCCTGAAGTGTTAGATGGAGATATGGTTACAATAAATTCAGACAAAATAATTTTTAATGCTAAAGGTAGTAAAAGTGAAAGAAGTAACAATGGTGATATTCATATGGTTGCTAGAGAAAGAATTAATTTAGTAGCAAACAATGAAATAAATTTAGAATTAGGAGTTGGTAACTTTGGTAGAATAACATTTGGTGATTCTAATTCTAATAATGCAATATTAAAGGGAGAACAAACTGAAGACTTATTTGAGGGTATTTTTTCTTCTTTAGAAAAATTTTGTAATTCACTATCCAAAGTTACAGGTATTGCTGAAGTAGCCGATGCAGCTGGAAAATTAACAGAAGATTTAAGTAAAGCAAAAAAGTTTTTACCTCAAATAAAAAGTGATTTTGTATATATAGGTGAAAATTTTCAAGATGAGATAACTGAAATAAATGAAATAGCAGCTGAACCAGACCAAATATTCAGAACAAGTGGTGTAGCAGGTTAGTTATGAGTGTTATATCAGATAAATTAAAAAAGAGTATTGAAAAAGTTCTTAATACACCAACTAATGCAATAAAATCTACAGTTGATGAAATTGTAAAAAATACTAGATTAGGTAAAGACCAAGGAGATGAAATAAAAAATGTTTTAGATACGATAGCTAAAGTGGAATCTAGCGTAGAAACTATACAGGCTGGTATTAAATCTTTGAAAGCAGTTCAGGAAACTTTAGAAGTATCCAAAACAGCAGCTGAAGGGGTAAAGAAAGCCTCAGCTGTAGCTGCGGCTCTTAATCCACCTGCTGCTGCAGCAACAATCGCTCAAGAGTTTGTAATTACAAAAATTGAAAAAGAAGTAGAGGATGCAAAAAATACAGTAAATGTAGCTCCAACATTAGTTGAAAATTTTAAAAAAACAATGAGGGAATTAAAAGATAAGTTAAAAAAAGCACAAGAAAAAAAGAAACAAAAAGATTCAATTAGAGAACAAAGAAAAAATAATCTTAATTCTTAATATTTATATAAAACAGTAAGGAGTTAGTTATGGCTAAAACATCAAAATTAGTTAGTTTAATTAAAGAAATAGTTAGACAAGAAGTACAAAAAGAAGTTAAACAGATATTTATTAAGGAAGGAATGAAGTCCATGGCTCAACAATCTACTTTAGTAGAAGATAATGTTGTAGAGGTTCTTCCTAAAAGAAAGCCCAAACCTAAACAAAAAGTTTCATATACAAAAAATCCTGTGTTAAATGATATTTTAAATGAAACAGCAAATGCTGAAGAGTTTGATGAGTATCCAACAATGAGCGGTGAAACTTTTGATACTACAAGAATGGCTGAAGCTATGGGTTATGGAAATATGATGGGTAATGCTGAAGATAAGAGAAAAGTTGCAGCTATACAAACTGCACAAGCTGCTGGTGCTGATACATCAAATAAAGCAGTTCAAGATGTAATGCAAGATTTAACAAAGGATTATAGAGGTGTAATGAACGCATTAAAAAAGAAGGATGGTAAATTGTAATGGCTGTAATACAAAATGATTTAGATGAAGATACTTATATTGGTTTAGAATTACCTTTAGATATGAGTCCACAAGGAGTTTTTAGAAGAAGTAAAACTGCTTTACAACAAACTAAATCTAATATCAAAAATTTACTTTTAACACAAAAGGGAGAAAGGTTAGGAAACCCTACTTTTGGCACTAATTTACGTTCTATTTTATTTGAACAAGAAAATACTGATATAGAAGGAAAAATTGAAGAAGAAATTCTTGCGGCTATGGGGGAGTTTTTACCATTTGTAGATATACAAAAAGTAGAGATAGCGTTTTCACAAACTAATAAAAATTTAGTCAGAGTGAAATTAAAATTTGGTTTAAATATTGATTCTACTAGTCAAGAAGATTTAACTTTAGATTTATCAAGTTACGATGGAGAATTAGCTCAAGACCCACACGACATATTTGCACTAGAAAATGTTAGTTAATAGGAGAAAGTAAATGCCATATTCAGCACCTAAAAAATCAGTAAAAGAAGTTAGATACTTAAATAAAGATTTTACATCTTTTAAAGAAAATCTAATTGAATTTACAAAAATATATTTTCCAAAAGAGTATAATGATTTTAATGAAACATCACCTGGTATGATGTTTATTGAAATGGCTTCATATGTTGGTGATGTTCTTTCTTATTATATTGATAATCAATTTAAAGAAAGTTTATTAGCTTTTGCTGAAGAAAAAAGAACTGTATATAATATGGCACAATCGTTAGGTTACAAACCAAAATTATCAAGTGCTGCTACAACTAATATTGATATATTTCAAACTGTTCCAGCTGTATCTGAGGGAAGTGGTGCTACCTATAAAACAAAACCAGATTTGAGTTACTCTTTAAATGTAAAATCTGGAATGCAGTTAGTATCAGATAATGGTGTCACTTTTACTACAACAGAAGATTGTAATTTTAAATTTTCAAGTTCTTACGATCCTCTTACTGTTACAGTTTATGAAAGTTCAAATAATGTTCCAGTAACTTATTTACTAAAAAAATCAGTCAATGTTTCTAGTGGAAATGTAACTACAGAATTTTTTACTTTTAATGCAGCTGAAAAATATAAAAGAATAGCTTTGGCTAATAGTAATGTTTTAGAAATAATTTCTTGTAAAGATAGTGATGGTAACGATTGGTATGAAGTTCCTTTTTTAGCTCAAGATACAGTGTTTACGGATATGGAAAACACAATTAGAAATGATGACCAACTTTACACTTATGCTGACCAAGCTCCTTATCTACTAAAACTTTTAAAGACATCAAGAAGGTTTACAACATTTATTAAAGAAGATGGTAAGACAGAGTTGAGATTTGGAGCTGGAACATCAGATAGTCCTGATGAAGAGATTATTCCTAATCCAGATAGTGTCGGTTCTTCTTTACCAGGCTCCCCAACTTATTTAAATACAGCATTTGATCCTTCTAATTTTTTAGCAACAAAAGCATACGGACAAGCACCATCTAATACTCAGTTAACTATTAGATATAGATATGGTGGGGGAGTAAATAATAATATCCCAGCCAATAGTTTAAGAAACATACAGTCCTCTCAGATAGTATTAGATGGAACAGGCCTTAGTACTAATTTAGTTAATCAGTCAAGAGCTTCAATAGCTATAAATAATCCATTGCCTGCTGCTGGCGGTAGAAGTGCTGAAAGTATTATAGAAGTTAAAAATAACACTCTAGCTTATTTTCAAGCACAAGCAAGAGCTGTAACTAAAGAAGATTATATAACTAGAATATACGCTTTACCATCAAAGTTTGGTAATGTCGCAAAAGCTTACATTGTACAAGACACACAATTAGATAGTAAATCAGGCGCTAACTCAGATAATAGAATTATAAATCCGTTAGCTCTCAACTTATATGTTTTGGGATATAATGCTACTAAAAAACTAGCGAATGTTAATCAAGCAGTTAAAGAAAATATACAAACTTATTTAACACAATTTAGAATGGTTACTGATGCGGTTAATATAAAAAATGCTTTTGTAATTAATGTAGGTGTTAACTTTAGTTTATTAACTAAAACTGGATATAATAAAGAAGAGGTAGTTTTAAGAGCTATACAACGTGTAAAAGATTTTTTTAATATTGATAACTGGCAAATAGGACAGCCAATTGTAGTGGCTGATATAGCTTATCAACTTTCATTAGTTGAAGGGGTATCATCAGTTGTTCCGCCTGAAGAAGATAATCCAAAAGGTTTACCTGTAGTAATAACCAACAAATTTAAAGTATCAGCTGGTTATTCAGGAAATATTTATAATATAAATCAGGCTACTAGAGATGGTGTTGTATACCCATCACTAGACCCAAGTTGTTTTGAATTAAAATTTCCAAACTCAGATATTCAAGGTCGTGTGCTTGGTGACTCAACTGGAGGTAACTAATGAACTATTTTATTTTTCCTGATATAGATACAACTTTATATCAAGTAAGTGGAAGTCAAAATACTGGATTAGATCAAATATTAGAAGTAACAAAAACTATGAGTAATTCAGGTGGTAATATCAAAGTCTCACGTATTTTGATAAAATTTGATTTAACCGAAATATCATCTTCTATAGTAAATGGAACTATCACAAATCCAAAATTTTATTTAAATATGTATGATGCTAATTCTCAAAACTTAAGCACTTCACAATCCCTTTACGCTTATCCTGTAAGTGGTAGTTGGCTTGAAGGACAAGGAACTATTGGTGATACACCATCAGATTCAGAGGGTGCTAGTTGGAAATACAGAGATGGTTTAACACAAGCTAGTGCTTGGAGTGGTTCATCTCAATATAGTGGCTCTGTAGTTGAAAGAACTGCTGAAGTAGAAGGTGGTGCTTGGTTTACTGCTTCTTTTGGTTCACAATCATTTGAATATGAAACAGATGATATGAGAATGGATGTAACTCCTATTGTAAATAAATGGTTAGATAAAACTCACCCAAATAACGGCTTTATAGTGAAAAGAAGTGGTAGTTTTGGAAACGAAGATGTCAATACCGATGAGGCCAGTAAAGATAGATTAGGAACTTTTAAATTCTTTTCAAGACAAACACACACTATTTATCCACCAAAATTAGAAGTAGAGTGGTTTGATACAAAATGGAGTACAGGTTCTTTAAACGCTCTATCTTCAACAGAATTAGAAGATTTATCTTTTTATATGAAAAGTTTAAGACCTGAGTATAAGGAAAAATCAAAAGTAAAATTTAGATTGGTTGGTAGAGCAAAGTATCCCACAAAATCTTTTTCAAATACTGCTTCAGAATATTTGACTGTTAAATATTTACCTAGCGGAAGTTTAGAAAATATAGGTGGTGATGGAACTTACTATTCTGTAAAAGACACTCAAACTGAAGATGTGATTATACCATTTGGTACAGGCTCTATGGTTAGTTGTGATTCAACAGGAAACTATTTTAATCTTTGGATGAACGGTTTACAATCGGAGAGATATTATAAATTTGAGTTCAAAGTAGTTAGTGGAAGTAATACAGACGAAGAAACAGTACAACATTTTGACGATGATTTTGTATTCAAAGTTGTGAGATAAAAATGCCTTACACACAAGATGAACT